CATTACTTTATTCCCTCCGATAATTGATAAATTGCTCTTGCGTATTGCAAAACAGTATGCGGATTTATTTTTTCTTTTCCCTCGTATAATTTTTCAACAGCTTCTTCCGCTGTAATATCTTTCTTTTCATATTCTCCAATTACTACACGTAAAGTATAATAATCAAATTGATGGGGAGCAGCAAAAGTATTTAAAGAGATAATGTGAACTACCAACTGCCTAAAGGCGGTGGCTTCCTGGTTCGGCGAGAGACGTTAAAAAATCTCTCTCCCCAAGCGTAGATTCGGGCAGTTCCTGCCCTATTGATTTTAGACCAAAAAGGAGAATATTTTGAGCAGCATTCAAATCACGATTAATAGTCTTACCGCACTGACAAATCCATTCTCTGTCTTTGAGAGTAAGAGATTCATTTATCCAACCGCAACTATTACATCTTTTGCTGGATGGAAAAAATCTATCTATCTGCCCAAAATGTACTCCATTCCATTCGGATTTATATTTAAGCTGGCGAATGAATTCACTCCAACCGCTATCCGAAATGGATTTAGCGAGTTTATGATTAGCCTGCATTCCCTTTATATTCAAGTCTTCAGCAAATATGCTTTGGTTTTCAGCAACAAGCTGATGACTCAGTTTATGAAGGAAATCCAGTCTTTGATTGGATATTTTCTCATGAATACGAGCAACTTTTATTCTGGATCTGTTTCCATTATTGCTCCCCTTTACTTTTCGGGAAAGCAATTGTTGTGCTTTACGAAGTTTATCTTCAGATTTACGCAAATATTTAGGGCTATCAATTATTTTGCCGTCGCTGGTTACAAGAAAGGATTTCAATCCGAGATCAATACCTGTTTTATTTCCTTTTTTCTTTGGTTTAATTTCTTGTTCGATTTCGCAAAGAATAGAAGCGTAATATTTTCCGGATGGAGTTTTGGAAATATTTACACTTTTCATTACACCCATAATATCACGATGCAAAACTATTTTAATCGGATCAAATTTAGGTATAATCAATTTTTTATCTTTAATAGAAAAATGTTGCGGCACGAGAAAAGACTGGTCATTACTTTTCTTGTGAAATTTTGGAAATTTTGCTTTATGATTAAAAAAATTATTATAAGCTACGTCAAGACAACGAAGCGATTGCTGCAAAGATTGAGAATTAGTATTCTTCAGCCAACTAAATTCTTCTTGCTTTTTCAATTCAGTAAGCATATTTGCAGTATCATAATATGTAAGCCCTTTCTTTTCTTTATCTTTATTGAAAATGTAAAAATCAATTCGTTCGCGAAGAAAATGATTATAGACGAAGCGGCAAGAGCCAAAAGATTGCGCAAGAATTTTCTTTTGTTCTTCCGTTGGATACAGTCTGAATTTATATGCTTTATTGATCTTCATGATTATATTACACTAAAGGGTTTTACAAATATCAACTAAAAAATGTAAAAAACTAAAATAATCGCCAAATTCATCCCTCGGTTAAAGCAGAAGGTTTTCTTTGGCGGTAGATCATAAATGGCATTGATGATGTTTTTGCGTTTACTGTCGGTCACTATATATCCCTCAATTCCTTATTCTTTTCCCATGCCTTCTTCGGCACGCTGGCCGAGTCAACGATCTCGCCCTGAAATGTTTGCTGAATCTTAACGATTTCCTTTGTCAAATTATTTACCGATTTTATCTTCTCAAATAAATGCTTGCTCGGATATATCGCGTCGAGTTCGCCCTTGAGTTCAGGCAATCCCGTGTTATAAATATTAGCGAACCTGAATCCCTTGTCGGTGACATAGATGCATCCGTCTTCCTGATGCTCGACCAGTTTTGCCGCGATCAGCGCGGGATTATAGATGTGATAATCACATCCCTGAAACAACGTGTCCTCTGTTATTTCTTTCTCATGTTTCAGACAATTCCATTTTCCGTCTTTGACGGGTTCGAGGTAGCGGCAGGTCTTGCAATGTACAAGCGGGAAATCTCCGTCGTGGCAGATGCCTTGGAATGTACACCATTTACATTGGTAGAACTCGCGCTTATCGGAGAGCCGGGCCGGAATGTTCCAGTTGTCAAATATTAATGATTGAGCCTTCGCAATGATCGACTCCGCAACTGAGCGATTGTATTCGGTACGACAGGAGATATGATCTCTGCCGCCCGGAGTTGTCACAGTCAGGTAATGTCTGGTCAATTGAGTGCAATGCATGTAAATTTGCGCTTGTGCAAAATAAATCGGATCCCACTCCTGCAATGCCTGCTTTTCCCCTTTTTCTTTTTTTAATGCGACTAATTTATTAAATTTTGTTTCATTTACCGATTTATGCTCCCAGATGTGAAATGTCTTCGGACTCTCCAGCAATCCCCTGATTATGCCATCTGCATGCCCCCGGAAATGGCTGAGGAGAAGGGAAAACCCGATTTGTTGCCCCGGATTCTCAGGGTCTTCCGTATATAATTCAATATAAGGAAGCATCCGCAGACGCTTTGCCATGATTGCTTCCTGTGTATATCCGTCTTCAATTGCGCAGACGCCGGACGCATTGAATTCCCTTGTCTGCGCGGAGCGGTAGGTATAAAATAATTTTCTGTAGCACTCCTCTCCGATGATACTCATCCCCAGGTAGTGCCGGAATGCTTCTTTCTTTTTTTCTTCTATTAACTTTTCGTCAACGTCGTCAAGCGTTGTTTTTTCTATTTTAGGTAATGCGGCCATTGTCGTCTCCTGTTTTTCTTTTTCCCATAACCTATTCCATATCGGCAAAACCTGTCAAGAAATATTTTTATTTTTTTAGATTTTTATTTTTTTTTGTCTTGACAGGAAATATAATAATTGGCTATTGTCATTTCATCATAAATAATGGAGGTGTAATATTGGATGAAAATACTACAATAACAATCACCTGTTCCCCGGAATTTAAACGCGCTATCAAAAGCGCAATCATGGATCAGGGAATAGACCAGTTTCAGGAAGGCTATCTTAAAATTCTTGAACTTGGTCTAAAAGAATTTAAAAAGAAGAAGGAGGGAAAGTAGGGATGACCAATTGTGCAATGGAAGTAAAGGATAATATCCTGACAATCACGGTTGATTTGTCGAAACGATACGGGCCGAGTAAATCGGGTAAAACCGTAACAGTAGCGACGACATCCGGGAACATTGCCGCTCCTGAGTATCCTGATATTAAAATCGGGTTAAATGTTTACGCGAAGGCGGAGGCAAAGCAATGACGGATCAGAATAAGGCAGACCTATTTAAAAACTGGTTAAAAGCCAAGAAAGCTGAGGACAAGGCGAAAAGCAGCCGCGTCGAGATAGAGGCGCAGATTGAGACGATCTATGGCACTGACTTTGAAGGCAATTCAAAAACCTTTAAAGAAGAAGAACTTGGATTTTCAGTCAATCTGAAGAAGAATGTTGTTTATGATCTCGATCAGGCGGCATGGGAATCTGTACGCAAAGATATTCCCGCGGATTTGCGTCCGGAAAAAATAAAATTTTCCGTTGACGCTAAAGGTTTTGAATGGCTGCGGGATAGCAAGGAAAACGCTGAATATTATAAAATGGTCAGCGATTGCGTAACGATTAAGAACAATAAGACTTCGGTGAAAGTCGAAAAAATTTAATAATACAGGAGGAAAACAGAGCATGGCATTTACTGCTGAAAAAATCAGTAAGGGAGCGAAGACGCTACCAAGAAAAGTAATTATATATGGTCCGCCCAAAGTAGGAAAATCGTCACTCGCAGGCTCGGCAAAAAACGCATTGATGATACCGACTGAAGATAGGGTTGCTCATATCAAATGCGATAAGGCCCCGGTTGTTAAAGATTATTCCGAGATACTGGAAATCTTTGATTACCTGATTACGAAAAAACATTCATACAAAAGGGTAATCCTGGATTCGCTGGATTGGTGTGAGCCGCTGATTCATGCGTATATATGCAAGAAGAAAGGGCTGGTATCCCTAACCGACGATAACAACAAAGAGACTGCGTTTCAGAAGGGATTAAAATATTTAGCGGTTGAGGCGTGGAAAGGACTTCTTTATAATTGCGATGTTCTCAGGGATCACGGCATGGATGTAATCGTAGTCGCGCATTCCACAACGATTACGGTTATGCCGCCGAACATGGATAATTATGAAAAGGCGGTAATGAAGATCGACAAAAACGCATTATCAGTTGTCGAGGAATGGGCGGACGTGATTGCTTTTTATACGCAGGAAATTTTTGTCAAAAAAGACGAGAAGACACTGCAAAAGAAAGGCAAGGCAATAACAAGTAAAAAAAGAATCCTGCATCTTTCGGGTGAAAATCCGGCGATGATAAATGGGAACAGTTTCGGACTCGGCGATGTCGAGGTATCGTTAGAATTTTGTCAGGACATCATGGAATGGATGTTGACAGCTAACGAAAATTAAAATAATAATCAAAAGGAGAAAATAGTAATGGCAGAACTAAATTATCAACCGGATTTTAACGACGCGAAAGAGCAGTCGTTTGAACCATTGCCGGCAGGCGATTACATCGCAGTTATTGAAAACAGCGATTACCTCCCTAATTCGCAGGGAACAGGAAACATGCTGAAGCTGACGTATCAAATAATTGACGGCCCAATGAAAGGCAAGAAATTATTTGAAAATTTGAATCTTGAGAATAAAAATCAGCAGGCGGAGCAGATTTCACGACGCGCGCTCAACGCGATATGTCTGGCATGTGGCGTTCAGGGAGAGTTGAAGGATAGCGCGCAAGTGCATAATATCCCGTTGAAAATAGTTGTCGGGGTACGTCCCGATAACAGAGCAGGCATGGAAGGGCAGATACAAAATAATATTAAAAAGCATCTCCCGTTAAAAGAAGATCAGCAGCCAGCGGTACAGGAAACAGACGAACCTGCGGCGAAGGCTCCGGCGAAGAAAACAGCAGCCCCGGCGGCTACAACGGCGAAAAAGGATCCGCCCTGGAAGAGATAAGGTAGTAATAAGTAAAATTTTAATTCATTACCGGAGAGATTTTTCTCTCCGGTAATTTTGAAAGGTAGGAAATGGCAATGATGATGTATATTTTAAGATTATCAGAAGAAGAAATTAAAAAATTATTAAAGGACGGAAATGTTATCATTGAAGATAAAATTGAAACTGATTGCGATAAATGCAGCGAAGAAATAAATTACGAAATACAACTTGTAAAAAAATAAAAATTTTAGGCAGTCGAGGATTGAGATATGAAATTTAAATTATGGTATGAACCGTTTAAAAAAATGATATATCCTCATGATGACGATTGGGGAATAGAAATATTTTTAGATGGATCATTTTCCGTTACATGTAAAAATCAATGTCTTAAAAGTCGAGACAGTAAACTCATACAATGCATCGGCAAAAAGGATAAGAACGGAAAAGAAATTTACGAAGGAGATTACGTCAAATTTATTCTTCAAAAATTATTCACAAAAGAAGAAATAATAATATTAATTGAATGGGATCAGGAATATACCGGTTATTATCCGTTTAATGAAAAATTTGAACACTGGAGCAATGAATCGGATCAAATTCTTTGGAATACACTTGAAGTTATCGGGAATAAATTTGAAAACCCCGAATTGGAACTTCCGAAAGCAGCACAAGGGAGTACATAGCAAGCCTTTATCTTGCACGCATCGGGCTTTTAAAGGAATAATACCATTTTTATTGATTTGAGGCAAAATTAAGGCATACCGTGCAGATAATGAGGCGAAAACACGAAGACAAAAGGCGGCTTCTGTCGCCAATGGGAGAAAACAATGAAATATAAAAAAAATAAAAAAGAAATCATAACATCGCCCACGATAGAACAATTAAAAGAGTATTTGAATCGGATCAATTGGGATTTGAGTGATGTTGGTTGCGGTTATTATCGGATTACAAATCATAATGGCCAGCCGACAATGTTTGAAGTTCATAAAGATGGTCAGGAATTAAGAAATGGAATTTTCGGAAGTCCTTTTGGCGGGGAATATTGCGGATCGTTTTTTTTAAAATTATCTGCAATAAATTTATCATATATAGATAATGGAAAAGGTAATCCTTTTCTTTCTATTTCGTTAAGTCGGGTAAATAGTAATAAATTTTTTATTTCATTTTACAACCATTAAAACAATCGCACAGGAGAAAGAAACAATGATTTGTGATAGATGCAAAGGTAAAGGCAGATGGTTAAGTCAGGATTTAGTAAAAGTGACTATCGTATGCGACAAATGTAATGGCACGGGTGAAATATTTAAGTTAAAGCACACTCCGGGGCCATGGACTTGTTTTGTCAAGCATAAATATAAGGAATGGCATGTGGGATTGCCTCGGCATGGTTATCATTTAGATTTATTTCCAAATGGTTTTCCGGGAACAGATATGGAAGAAATAGAGGCCAATGCCCGGCTCGTATCTTCCGCTCCTGAAATGCTGGAGGCATTGATTGAACAATATAAACAAATATGCAATGTTTGTAATTATAATTTATCATGCGACATAAATCCATGCCCAAGAAAAAAGAAATTACAAGCAATAATTGAAAAAGCAACCGGGCAAAAGATAGAGGAGATATTAAAAAATGCGTAATCCATTTAAAAAAAACATTAATACTTTTGTTACAGAAAAAGATATTAAAAAATTTTCAAAAACATTTAAATTTTTCAAAGGAAAATATCTCGACCATTTAGCAGATCAATATGGATTACAAAGAATCGCAGATAAAAAGTTTTTATTTTTCACGATAAAAGAAAGTGATAAAAAACTTAGAAAAAGAATAAGGGATGCAATAAGAAGAAAGTAATGGAAATTCAAAAATCAGAAATAACTAAAACTTTTAATGATACTGGAATCTGTGAAATATATATCGAAAAGGTAATTGAAAGATGGAATCACTTATGGTTTATTAGCAGATGGCATGATGAATATACTTTATGCAAACAATTGAGAATAAATTCAAAAATAATGCAAATAAAAATGCAGATATCTGAACATCAAGCAAAAGAACTAATAGAAAAATTAAATCTTGCTTGTAATAAATCTTTAGCTTTTAATCACGCATGGACATATAGATAAAAATTGGAATCCAATCAATCTTACGCCACCGATATTATTATTCCATTCCTAACAGTCACGGTATTTGCGTCACCATCGTTAAAAGTACCTGACCAGCCTCCGCTGAAGATATGGCTGAATACGAGGATGTCATCTCCATCCGTCCATGTGTCCTTTTCATCGATATTTCTAATTTCTGTCGGAGTCAGTACCGTCGTCAACGCACCCACGTCGATTTCAGCTAATTTGAACCAGTCGTTTACCCCGGCATAATCATAACGATATACGCCGCTTGTAGCCAACCCCAGCACTTCTTCCGCGCAATCCTTATTTACATCGGTCACTGGCGGCTTAATGCTAAATGCGGAAGATTGTCCGATTCCCGCGCCTGTGAGAACGATGACGTTACCGCTGCCGGTTGTAGCCATTGTCCTGCCGACTGCGCTGTTGATAGCTGTTATTATCTCCGACCTTGTCGTCGCCTCCGGCGTAGCCCCCCTGCAATCTATCTCGATGAAATCACCGTCCTCGCCGTCCATGATATTCAACAGATACTTATTGCTTAAATCTATCGTACCCGCTATCGCTACCAAGCCCGTCAACTCAGCAGCCGTCGCCGCCGTCGGCTCCGTCGTATCCGTCTGCTTCCTCACCGATAAATAATACCGGATATCTCGCTTAACCTCCTCCGTTGTAACTTCTATACTGCTTCCACTCCCAATCCCCGCTACCTGGACTACATCAGCCCTGTCGCTTATTACCTTTACCTGCGCCTCCACGATGTCAATTCTCGGAACCCCGCTCGCCGCGTCCAGCGTCACAGTCTGATCCTCTATCTGAAGACACGGATATACATCAATACACCGCTGGAATACGCTTCCGCTTGGCACAACAACCGTCATCCCCGAACTCGGCGCTACCCTCAAGCCGTCCCCCACTATCAATGCCTTTCCCGCGTCAAATAAGCTCATCCGGGCCATAACCCCTAAGTCCCTGTACGCTAAATCCCCTATTCTCTTCATCACGAGATCAGACTCTATCTTCTGCCCCGCGCTCATGTTCATCGTTCGCATGTCTCTCATGTGATTACCTTACATTAAAACTTTAGCATTTTTAGCGCCTGCCATATCGGCTGCGGAGGGTGTACCCGTACTTACAGTTGGCGAGATAACACCTGGTACTGCGGTTGCCCCTACCGTTGCAGTCGTAACATGTATATGCGTATTATATGCAGTTATCAAATTATTTAAATCTGTCTTCAGCGTATCAAAAGCAGATTTCATTTCCGTAAATTTTATCGCCCAATTTCCATTTCCATTTAATTCAATTTGCGTCGATGCCGTAATTACCGCCGTTGCCGTATTTACTTCAACTTTTGTATTCCCCGCAATTGTTACCGTATTCGATGCCGTCAATTTAACTATTGCGCTTTTAACCTCAGCCGATACCAATGCGTCCAGTAATATCTTTGACTTTGCCGTGACGTTAAAATCTGTCATGGCATTTAATTTCACACTTCCCGGCAATTCCCCCGAGAATATTCCGGTATAGAATGCCAGATATGAACCGGAGAAATGACCCGTGATAACATCGGTTGCGTCAAATAATGCCTTTGTTAATGGGGTATAATATCCAGATTCAGTCAGAGTATTTCCTTTCCCCTGATATGGATACCGGTTCACGACATAAGGCGCGCTGAAATTACCATTTTCAAAGCCTACCATTACCATTTGTCCCGGTATAGGCCCCTCATAAGTTCCATGCAGATTCCCGCTTTTAGGATCAAAAAACGCGCCCGGATACGCCACGCTTGTAATTTTGCCTCCGCGCGCCATCTCTACCGTTACTACTGTTTGTTTATACAACGGTTCCGGTTGCGTAAATGATATTTCTCCCGCGAGAATCTGATACGTCCGCGAAGACTGTGGGCGGAATCCGTTTCCCGGCATTGACCTTACGAAGGTATCGCGGCCTGTATTTTTGTTCATTTTGTATTGCATTATATTCTGGACAAAGCCCGCCTTAAATTTTTTAATACCGTATATTCACCATCGGCCAGGCCGGATTCCGGCGGCAATATCTCAAAATCAAATAACAATAACGCAGTCTGCGCTACCGACAACGGCAATGGAACTCCCCTTATCAAATTCAATGTTGTGGTAAAACTCAGGGATTCATTTTCGAGGCTATAATCGTGCGTTAAGGAGTCGATGTAATATATCCCGATATCACGCAGGTTTTCAACCTTTTTACCGGATAGCGCCGGAAGATACAAGCAATACATTCCCGGCCTCGCGTAGGGTATATTTTTAACCGTTACCGTTCCCTCTCTGAATCTCGATTGATTCCGAAACCATGTAGATAATAGATTGCTCAATTGATTCTTTGTCAATACCTGCCCCGGTATTCCCATCATATTCTTTTGTATCCTTTCGGCATAACTTAATGCGATGCCAAGCCCAATCTGCGAGGTACAATCTATTGATTGTATCATTTCCCTGCGTCCGAAGGTGGGGATGCCTCCGCTTGCAAATGGATTCAGCGGTCCCACCGATTTTATTCCACGATCTGTGATGTCGGCGATGCCTCCGCCTGCGCTTTTTGAGCTGTATACCGTTCTGAATACAGTCGATTGATTTGAGCTGTCAAATCCCAATATTTTGTTTTCTATGATATCGTCGGTAATTATAATGAAATCACCGCCGATGAGCATGTGGATTGCCGTGAGATCATATAATAATGTCTGTGCAAGATGTACCGGATTCACTAATCCGAGTAATGGATTAGTATATGGCGTAGTTCTCGCTACGACATAATTTATTCCAGGAAGAAGAGCGGAAGGTATCGAAAATCCATCAGTAACGATTGTTCTGCCTCCGCTTTCGGTAAATAATTCCATCCAGGGATTCGGTACGAAACTTTGTAGAAATGACCATAGCGATTGCGAAGATCCCGCGCTGTTCATTTCATACATATCGGAAGATAACGTCATATATGATGCTATCCCTAAATTGGCGATACCGCCGTAAGGATTCGGCCATGCCGCTAATCTCATAGCCAAGGGAAAGCCATCGCTGAGTGTCATATATTCCGTTAAATTTGATGCTATAAAAGCATTCAGAATAGCCTGTATTCCTACCTGAATAGTTGTTCCTATTAAGGTAGAAGATAATGATAATGCCTTCTGCATTGAATCCGCAATTTGCCGCTGCATTCCATCTAGTAAGATTAAATCCAGACTTGTCGTACCCTGATTATATATATTCCCCAATTCTTCAATTACCAGGTTATAGCTTATTTCCCTGCTTTCATTTGCGACGGTTGACGCTCTCATGCATGATCTTACAGTCCCCGTCATCAGGTGATAACCGTTTATCCACACCTGGCACAACGTCATCGGCTTAAATAAATCCTCTAAATCAACTCCTAATTCATTCCATATCTTTGAATACAAATTGAACGAAAATTTATTTAACAAATTTACGATTTCCTGAATGACTTTTTTGTCCGGGGCAATGGTTATCTGCATGACCCCGCCCGGATTATTTCTATCCTTTGTCCAGGAGAACCCTGTTATAATTTTATTTATATCGGTTCCTACAATTTCAATGGGAACGAATGGCAATCCGAATAAAGAAAAAAGAATTTGTATTTTTGGGGTAACGTGGCGGCGAGGATTCGTATATTCCATACTCGCTTCCAGCCCGGCATTGAATATAATATGCTTATCCCCGGATATAATTTGCCCTGCTGCGCTGTTTTTTAATATTTCCATAACTTATTAATTTCCCGCAGGAACGAAGATAGAATTTGTTTTATCCATCAATTTTTTATCCCATCCCTTTATTACGTCAGTAACTTTTTTTAATCCTACCCCAAGAATATTTAATCCCGTGTTAAGATTATCCGCGCCAACGCCTAATTTTATCAATGCATCATTAAGAGTTGGAGCAGCTTTTTCTGCAATTTTAAACATTCCTTCATTCATTTTCATCGTAAGTTCAGCAAATTTTTCACCGTATTTATACATCAAATCTTCCTGCATCTGTATTTTTTTTGTAGACATCCCGGCTTCGCTGCCCATTACTCCTTTATATCTTTCTTCTGTTAAATCAATTCCTTGCTTTTCTAATTTCGCAGCCGATTCCGGTGTTGGATTATTGATATATTGAAAAATTCTTTCCTGTTGCGCCTGCGATTCCGTCCAGCCCTGACCTAACGTAGTATCGTAAAATCTTCGTCTGCCTTCAGCCGTTTCAGTTCCGAAACTTTTACCCGCTAATTTATATGTTTCTTTCAGAATTTCCGCCTGATTTGCTTCGGCTCCGAATTTTCTCATCAAAGGCATGGCGAGTCCGGGAATAGCTTGCTGTAATTTTGAGAAGTCATCACCGGGCTTAAATTTACGCAATTTCTCTACTTCTTCTTTGTTGATAAATCCCTGCTTCTCTAAATTCTTTGCATAATTCTCCGCGCTTATTTTTGAGGCTTGAACTTTGGTAATGTACCCGCTTCTAAGTGCCTCCTCGCCGCCTAATCCCAGATCCTGTAAGTCTTCTCCCGATACTCTGCGCATAAGCATTTGTTGCGTCGCCCCGGTAGCATATAATTGCTGAGCGCTTTGTACTTTTCCCCGCGTAATCCCCTGCATAACTCCTTTAAAATTATTGATCATATTCAACGCGGCTTCCACGCTTTTACCGGGTGTCGTCATCGCCAGCCCCGCGATTTCTTCGGCCATATCCTTTGCCATATCGCTTGTGTTTATTCCTTCTTTCACGGCTTCCGTTAAGGTGTCAGCCATTCCCGTAAGCAACAGGGGAAGATCGGATTGGATCCCCGTTCCTGCCGCTACCGCCGCCGCCTGCCCGTAATTCGCGCCCGCTCTTCGGAATTGCCCTGCAGTTCTTAGCGTTTCCTCCGCGGACAAGCCATGAATAGCCCCGATTTTTAATGCCATCGCTGAAGGCGATTCCTTTGCCGGCGTGAATTGTCCTGTAGTTCTGGCATAGGCGCCCATGCCCCCGCTTATCTGGCTTGCGGTATATACTCCTGCGCCTTTTGTCCTGAATCCGCTCACGCCTACATTTTGCAATTGTTCGCTTGCTTTTTCGATGTATGCATTTCCAATTTGATTGATTTTTTGTACTGCAATTCCGCCTACTGCAAGTAATGCTCCCACGAAAGGAATAGATGCGCCGGCTTTTCCCATGCCTCCGCCGAGTCCTCCGCCATCGTCTCCGCCGATGGGCTTGTTACCGACACCTTTGCTGCTATTAACAGCTTTTGTCAACTTCTCATTGGATGCGATTAATTTAACGATAGAAGAATTTAATTTCGAGATAGGGGCAATATTGATATTTTTATCAGGCAATATCTCTGTTGCTGATTTTTTTTTAGGCTTTAAAATATCCTGAATTTCTTGTCCGGAATCCGTTTTTTTGCTTTTGAAGGATTTTCCTGAAACAGGAACATCCTTCTCCTTGCGTTCAGGGACCCTTGACAATTTTTCGTTTGATGCGATTAATTTTGTAATGGAAGAATTTAATTTTGCGTATGTCGCAGAAGATACATCTTTTTTTTTGCCCGGCATAGCCGTGACGGGGCTGATGCCGCTTTCAGATAATTTCCGTGATTGCTGTATGGCTTTCTGGCGCGCTCCCTGGATTCCCTTGCCTAAGCCTTTATATTCAAACTTAATGTTGTAATCCATCGCCGCCGCCTGTTTTTTTGATTATTCCTTTTCCGTGCAAAATATCCCAGAGTTGTTCCTTTTGAGACTCTTTATTTGCCGCCGGATCATGTCCCGGAATTTTTATCCTCCCCATCTCCGGATTTTCTTCTTTAATTCTAAATTTTTTATTTAACTCCCGAATCCGCTGAGCTTTTTCGGTATATAACTTTTCTTTTTTAATTTTTTCAATATCTTTGCCCTGCATCCGCGCCAGATCAATTTCAGTCTTATCAAGTTCAATCTCTTTCGTCGCTGTAATCGCTTTATATTCTTTCTGATATTCCGTCTGTATCTGCCAGTCTTGATATTCCGGGATAATTCCCATGAGATAGACTAAAAAAATTTTTTGCTGTTCAAATAAATTATCCCGGTCAAGCGTAGCCGGCCATACCTGTAAATGTTTCAGTAAAAAACCGTCTACGAAGTAATCACCTTTTTGCGCCTCCGTCAGCAAGTCTATTTTTTTTTAACTTCTCCTCGATATCGTTTGTGTGATCCCTGATTTCTTTCGCGAGCGCATGTATGAGTTCGATGTCGTCCCATTTCGCGCAGGATTCGTATTTCTTATAGGGAAAATCATCAGGAAATTTTTCTACACACACATTGACGATTGCGATATTTTCAAAGAACATGAAATCTTCCTGAGTAAGAGAGTCAATAGAACTCCCGTTTTGCAGGGATAACCTGCCTTGTGTAATCCTGATCCGGTCAAGAGGAGACATGTACCGGATCACGAATTGATTTCCCAGAACTTCTACTGTTTTTAATTTTTCTTCTTCGAGATTTAACAAATTCATATATTCTCTCTTTTTTGATTTATTACTTCTAATAAAAGTAAATAATCTTTTTTGTCAATCATAAAAAAGATTTTACTATTTTTCAATATGTTTCATTCTTTGTTTATGGACGATAAAAAAATAATATTATGCGCTTGTGGTTGCGGACAGCCGGTAAATATTCATAAAAGGATTCCAAGAAAATTTATAAATCATCATTATATTCGTATCAATAATCCTGCAACTTCTGATTCCTTTAGAAAAAGAATGACTGGAGAAAATAACCCGGCGAAACGGCCGGAAGTCAGAGCCAAAATATCTAAGGCCGTAAAAGGTAAAAATACCGGCGATAGTAATCACATGCGGCAAGAAAAATACAGAAAATTATTTTCCGATAAATTCAAAGGGAAAAATAATCCAATGTATGGAAGGAAATTAAGCCCGGAACATAAATTAAAATTATTGAATGGAATAAAGAACCATGTCGATTCATTAGAAACACGTCAAAAAAAATCTATGATTCATAAAGGTATTCCAAAATCTGAAGAACACAAAAGGAAAATATCTGATACATTCAAAAAAAATAAAATATCAAGTGGAACGAATAATCCCTTTTATGGGAAAAAGCATGATGAAAAAACAAAATTAATTTTGTCAAAACAAACGAAAGAAAGATATAAAATAAAAGAAAATACCCCCAATTGGCAAGGCGGTATTTCTTACGAACCATATACGAGAGATTTTGATAATAATTTAAAAAAACAAATTAGGGAAAGAGATAATAATATTTGTCAAAATCCTAATTGTAATAAAAAAATAAAAATCAAAGGAGACGTTCATCATATAAATTACATAAAGGAAGATTGCGCTGAAAACAATTTAATTACTTTATGTAAATCATGTCATGCGAAAACAAATAGAAATAGAAAATATTGGCAACAATTTTATGAATATATAATATCATTAAAAAAAATGGAATAAAAAATATTTTTATTCCATTTTAAAATCAATAATTATTAACTTACTTGTAAACCTGGGAGTAATTGCCTGCAACGCCATCTCGTCTGGCGCGTCATCAAACTGCCTTGTGCGATATTCAAATCACCGCCTCCGTATTTAACACCGAGTGCGGTAAATAATACCGTCAGATCATGAACGTCCAACCCGGTAAACGTATATAGACCGTTG